CTGGACCCGGCCGAGGGTGGATCGAAAAGCATCTTTAATAGATGTCCGAACCATTGCCTCGTCCGACAACGCGCATGGCGATAAGATAGTGATAGACTTCTCCTTTTCAGAAGTCATAATCACATCTCTTAGCCATTGTCTAGCAGACTTATCAAGATAACTTGAATTAGACTGCTGGCCAATAGCCAGTCCCAATCCAGCAATAAGGTCTTCTACCTTAGCTTGAGAGAGGAACTGTAGCCAAGCTACGTTGTCCGTGAGGCTGCGCTTGGGGACAAGTGGGATTCCCACTCCTCCATAAGCCGCCTCAGCGGAAATAGGTATGCCAAGCCTATCTGCCAATCGCCACGTATAATAATACGGGGAATTGCGCCAGAGAGACTTGCTTAACCTACGTTGGAACCGCCCAGGGTCACCTGCCATTGCGGCAGATTGATTGTTCCAGGTAATTGTACCTTTGGAACCCCCAGGCGGAGCAACCAACACCGACGTGCTGAAGCATGGAACACCCCTGCCGTGCTCGTATACGAGCTCAGCAATGATACTCCTTGACTTGTGGAAAAAACACTTTCCATCGGACAATTGTCCACCCAAGTCAACGAATATGCCGTCGTACATTTTACGACGAGCTGGTGTCCATCGGGGCTTTTGGGCGTCATCGCCCACCCCCTTCAGTACGGGATCTCCTTTTCGGAGTCCTCGATGATACTTCCTTTTTTGCTCTTTCTTCGTATAAGGAAGAGCTTTTAGGACCTCTGTTGCTGCATATAATGTATGGAGCATCAGAGGGGGAAAAGATGTGGGATCACCCATCATCTGCCCAGTGGTCGTCAAGGTACCCGGGAGATCATTCAGATCCTGAATCCAATCATCCATAATATGAATGATTAGATCAGAGACTGAATAATCTTCCCCATTGAGCCTATCCATCAATCCTTCCACATGGAGGTTAATGAGAGGTGCATCGGGGAAGAACTCGAACATCCCTTGAGGAATAAGCTCTCCTGGGTCAATATCCAGGAGAAGCTTCTTAGTGCCAAATAACTTATCAAAGTATTTAGCATAAGGGCGAAGCACAGGATAGTGCTCCGTCAAGACCTCATAAGGAGTCCGAGTAAGCCATTCAGCATGGAGATCAGTAGCGGCTTTTGCGTCTTGG